CTGTCATCAAACCTAACTCTCTGAGTGCCTGCATTGCTTCGTTTAAACTATCTATTGCGCTTTTAATCTGTTGTTCTGTGCTCATTCGTTTTCTCCTGTCTTTGGGCAATCGCCATATGGGTATTCGTGTGGCTCTGTGTCTTCACACATACACCAACCAAACTTATCTACCTGTGTTTCGTGTGTCAACTCTGCCAACTCTGACCAACTTAGTTGCTCTTCTTGTTCCATTGTGCGCTCCTGTCGTTGCATTTCCATCAGCCTAGGCGATTTGCCTTTGCTTGTCTAGCATATTTCTCGATTAAGTTTGCGTACTTTCCCCTCATTCCGTTGTAGAAATAAGGCTTCGCGTATCCATACTTAACCAACTCTAAGTTTAGATTTCTATTTCCTTTTGTCAAGTAACCTAGTGCCCTTCCGTACTCGTCGAAACTATCTAATCTCGCATCAGATATGAGTTTCGATTTGCCATTTAGTTTTAGAAAATTGTGCGTGTATTCCGTCGCCTCTTTGTAGTAACACTCGCCCTTCTCAGGTGTGTTTACCTGTACCAACCTCACCCAAACCTTGCCACTGTGTACTGTGTCTCCGTCCGTTGCGATTGGAGAGGTTAGGGTCAAGGCTAAGGCGAGGGCTAGCGTTTGCGTTTTAGTTCCTGTCCGTGGTGGCACTCGTTAACAGGTCGTAAACAATCTCCGCAGATTGGCATCACTCACCCCTGTATTTGATTATAGTTTGCATTGTTAGGCAGATTTTGCACTCGCAAGGCTCCCCGCCCATATTCCACTCGAATTCAAGGTGTGAATAGTTGTCTTCGTAAATCTCATTTAATAATTGCTCAACTGTGTAAGGCTTGGTTTCTGTGCCGTTCATTCGTTGCCCCGTTCTGCAATCATCAAGCCTGTACGAATTCCCGAAATTAAACTCCGAAGAGTTCGCTCCGCCTCTGCTTTGGTTCCGCCTAAGTAATCGCTGAACCCACGAGGCTCCCAGTGTCCTGAGCCGTACTTACTACCGCCAGAGAAGAAAATCCTAAAGGCTCGCCCGTAAGTTTTGCTTCCCTCTTGTAGAACTAGGTGCGGGCGTTTGTTGGATTCGTACGTCGCCTCTATAGGTTCGCCCTCTAGTAGTGGCTTTACTAACTCTTCAAGCACCGCAACAAGGCGGTGTAAATCTTCCATCTTGGTTTGCATTTTTAAAATTCTCCCGTCGTTAGGTCGTCGTCTAATAGTAGCCCCGCAATACATAGCAAGGCAAGAGGTGCAAGGGCTAAGAATAAAGCGGTCATACTGTCGCCCGCCATTCTTCCCAGTTATACCGCGCCCCTTGTGGGGCTGTCTCGCGGATTAAGGTAACCCCGCACAAGCATTTCACGCTTGTCATTGTGTAATCGTCTGCCTCGCGTCTAACTAAAACTAACTCCGTGCCTCGTGGCTCGTGTCTGTGTGTCATTAGTTCACCCCCTGTAAACTGTCTGCAATAGCGCGACGAGTAAGGCTTTGGTGTTTGCTTGTCGTCGGTGTAAATTTCTGTTCGACTACATACCAACCCTTTGCCGTATGCCACGCGATAGGCGTACCGTATGAGTAGACGAAGAAATTTATTTTGTCGCTTGTTAAATCATTTATAAATTTGTCTAACTCTTGAACATTTAACCGTCCACACCCCTGTGAGTATGTTGTACCCGTAAGGGCAGACGCTTTGAATTCTTGGCGGTTTGCTATGTAGTGAACCGCGTCTCTCTGGTTTAGTGCTGGCATTTCTGTGTTCTCCTGTCGTTGTGTCGTTCTGGTAGGTTCCTACCCGTGCCCGCCTAGGGTCTCGCTCCCTGTGCCCTCTGTCAAGAGTGGCGGGCTGTGAGTTGTCTCACTCCTGCATTGCGCGTATTTTTTGGGCTAAAATCTGTGCTTCGTGTTGGCGGTTTGCGCTGTAACTGTTGTCCTGTGTCAGACTACCAAGGCCGCCAAGGATTAACGCCCACTCTTCGTTTGTGAGTTCCATTATTTAGCCGCCTTGCGAGTCTTTAGAATTTTGCGAACTCTTAGGGCTACGATTACGGCGACGCCAAGGGCGAGCCCTCTATTGTCTATGTACAAATCTACTAAACGGGTTTCGATATAGAAGCCGAAGCGGTCTAAACCGATTTCAAAATATTTCGCCATTTTTTTATTCTCCTGTCTTGGGTCTTGCAAGGTAGGAACGCCCTACCTCGTGCCCCCGTCGGATTGTGAACCCGTAGCCCGTAGCGCGGGGGCTGTTGCCCTATCGTAGGACGTTTACGTCTACGATTTCAACCTTTAGAACGTGTTCAATTTCTAGGGTGTTGGCGATTATCTGGTTCACCTTGTCCCACCCGAATGCCTCGTAACAAGGGAAAGACTCTTTCCCGTCCTTGTTTGTAACCTTTAGTGCTAGCCCTGTTGGTGTCATTAGTTCGCCCCCTGTGCTTCCTTGATGTATTCCGCGCCTAGTTCTGCATCTACTAAGCCCCACTCGATTAGCACGCTCACGGCTTGGTCTAGTGCTTGAAATGATGTAATCGCGTCGGCTAAATCGTGTAGTAGGCTACTCTGTTGTGTGTCTGGGTTGTAACTCATTCTCTTATTCTCCTGTCCTTGGCTTGGCGGTGTTGCCTTGCCTAGTGAGTTAACTCTCTCACGCTTGGCGGGTGCTTGTCAAGCATTTCCAAGAGATTTCTTACGCTTATCTTGTGTGAGATACATCACACTAACCGACAAGGAGAAACCCCTAAAGCACACGGGTTAGAGATTGTCAAGGGTTAAAGGGTGTGAGTTACATCACACTCGCGGAACCTGTTGAGGGTTGGATAAGTAGTTGAAAGTTAAACTACTTCCCCGCATTTCATAGTTCAATCTTTAAAGACTAGACCCCGCGAGATATGGCAGGGGGATAGTCGCCTATCTCGTATTGCATTTATAACATTACTTCCTTGCCAAACTCTGGCATTTAAACCCGCAATCTTGCGGGATTATAGTTATATATAAGACTCTCACCCTCCCGTTAAGGGTTAGGGTTCGCCTAATCTAACTCTGTCGGTATCTTTTGACCCTAGGGTTGTTTAACTGCCTCACTTACTTGTATATATACTCCCATTCTAATTTTCTGTTATATTTGCTAAACCCGCCCTGACCAGGGCTTTTATATATATTAGCCCCCCCTATAAAGATATTTAAAAATATATTGATATTAAGTGTTCGGTTTTGGTACTTTGAACGGGTTATCTTATATGTAAAGATTATTTATAATCTTTAACGGATTAACCTCCGTTTGCTCTACGGTTAATCCTTAATATATATAATATATAATTAATAATTACCACAGTTATGCCGTCTAACGGGTACCGTTTATACATCGTTTTATAACCTCTACAGAGGGCAACTTTAGGGGGCACCTATGGGACGCAAGCCAGGAATTCAGAACATCCCTAAGCGCGAGGCGCAGGAGAAAGTTCTACTCCAACTAGAGCAAGGCTCGACCATTACGGCGGCTATGGCATCTGTGGGACGCAACGACGTCACCTTCCGCCAGTGGACAATGAATGAACCTGAGTTTAAGGAACGAGCCGACAAAGCCCGCCTGGTCGGTAAAGGCGTTATCGCTGACCTGGGCGACCTGAAGGAAATATCTTTCCCAGACTTCTGTGAGCAGTTCTTGGATACCAAGATGTTCCCTCACCACCTCAACTGGATTGACCTCATTGAGGGGCGCGAGCCGCGCTGGATACACCCTGCTATGACCTACGAGCCTGGGGCTATCAACAGAGTGCTCGTCAACGTTCCACCTGAGCACGCAAAATCTACGGTCATCACGACCAACTACGTGGTCTACAAGATTGTGACCAACCCCAACTCACGAGTCATCATTGTCTCAAAGACGCAAGGTATGGCACGCAAGTTCCTAGGTGCGATTAAGACTCGCCTCAACCACCCCGCCTTTATTAAACTGCAGACTGCTTTTGGTCCAAATGGCGGATATAAGGCAGACGCCACTACGTGGTCTGCAGATATGATTTATTTGGGTACAGGACGCGATAGTGGCGAAAAAGACCCAACAGTTCAAGCACTAGGACTTGGTTCCCAGATTTACGGTGCTCGTGCCGACTTAATTATTGTCGATGACGCTGTGATGGGTAGTAATGCCCACGAGTGGGAAAAGCAGATGGAATGGCTTCAGAAAGAAGTTATCACCCGTCTTGGACGCTACGGTAAACTTATTATCGTAGGTACCAGAGTCTCACCGATTGACCTCTACAAGATGCTACGGGATGGCTCACAGTGGACTGGTGGCAAATCACCCTTCACCTATATGGCTATGCCAGCCGTTCTTGAGTTTGACGAAAAACCTTTAAACTGGAAAACCCTTTGGGCTAAAACAGACAGACCCGAAGGAGATGTGGACGAACCTGATGCCGACGGACTTTATCCGAAATGGGATGGACCCGCGCTCTTTACACGTCGCTCTGAGGTCGCTCCGTCAGTATGGGCTATGGTCTACCAACAAGAAGACGTCCAAGAAGATTCAATCTTCTCACCTTCCTGTGTCGCAGGTTCCGTCAACGGAATGCGAAAGCGCGGACCACTAAAGGCTGGTAACCCAGGTCACCCTAGACACGTTGAGGGATATACCATCATTGGTCTTGACCCTGCTATGGCAGGTGCTACAGGAGCAGTCGTGTGTACATACAACAAGGCTGACGGAAAAATCTATGTGCTAGATGCTGTCAATATGACAGACCCTTCTCCACAGAAGATTCAAAATTTAATCGAAGATTGGGTGGAGAAATACCGCCCTCAGGAATTGCGTATCGAAATCAATGCACATCAGAAAGCGTATGCGCTGGACGACAATTTACGAAACTTCTTGGCAGGTTACGGTACGCAACTTAATTCACACTTTACTGGCAAGAACAAGTGGGACACTTCTTTTGGTGTGGCATCTATGGCTACCTTATTTGGTAACACACGAGATGGCAGATTCCAAGATAACAACATTATCGAACTACCAAGCAATGAAGGCTCTGAGGGTTTAAAGACTCTTGTACAGGAACTCATTACTTGGAAGCCAGATACTAGAAACCCCACTGACGTTGTAATGGCTCTATGGTTTGCGGTCATCCGTATTAGAGAGTTAATGCAGAGGTCAAGTCAAGCAGCACAGTATCAAAGCAACCGTTGGGCGACTCGCGCTCAGACGGAACGCAGATTCGCAATCAATTTAGATGACGCATTTGCAGACCAATGGTCACAACAATACGGATAAGGATAAAAGGAAATGGCAAAATCAGCAGATGCTGCAAAAGCAGCAGCAATGGCAAAGAAGACAACACCATCAAAGAATACTGGTCTAAGCGGTTACACTGGTAAAGTATCACCAGCAGTTCTTGCTCAAGTTAAAAAAGATGGAATGGCAGTAGCGCTTGAAAAGGTTGCTTCATACAAGGCACCAACAAGCCCATACATTGAAGCGGCTTACCGTATGTATGGTAAGGCAAAGGTTGAAGCGGTTCGTAACTCACCTACTGTTCAGAAGAAGTTAAGCACTGCTGGTACTGGTGGCAAGAATCCTGGCTCTCCTATGTCAGCAAATGAAATCAAAAAGTTTGTTGCACAGGCTGCAAAGGCAAACGTCGCACTTCCTAAGGCAGTGCTTGATATGATTAAAAAAGCCGCAAAGTAATTTTTAAAAATACAATAGGAGAATATTATGGCAGGCTCAGGCGGTTCCCGCGTACCTAACAAGCCAAGTAAAGGCTTGACAAAAGACGATTACATTTATGCAAAAGAGGTTGCTTATCAACCTGCTGATAATCGCAGACAGGCTCTTCATAAGAAACAAGCACAGATAGACCTTGCTTATCTCAAGAAGAAGTATCCACAAATTCGTAAAAATTACGATGTAAAGGGTACTACTGTTTCTGTAATTAATAAAACATACGACGTATAAATATTTTTAAATCTACGATAGGACAATAATGGCATTATCAATGGAACAGGTAGCAGCGCGTGTCGAATCGCTGCGCTATCGTAATAGCGAGAGAGATGCTCGCAACCTTGACGTCCTTGCTGTCCGTAAGGGTCAAATCTCACAGGTCTACCCTGACTTCTTTCCAGATGGCGTAGATGCCAACGTAGTTGCTAACTTCATTGACATTGTGGCACGTGACCTTTCAGAGGTTATGGCACCACTACCAGCGGTCAACTGCTCTGCAGCCAACGCAGTCAATGACAGAGCGCGTAACTTTGCTGACAAGCGTACCCGCATTGCATCAAATTATTTTGCACACTCTGACCTATCGGTACAAATGTACTCAGGTGCAGACTGGTACATCACATATGGTTTTGTTCCGTTCATCATTGAACTGGACGAAGAAGCAAAGTTGCCACGTATCCGCATAGAAAACCCGATAGGTTCCTATCCAGAGTTTGACCGCTATGGACGTTGTGTGGCATTTGCTAAGAGATACCTAATGACATTAGGCGAACTCGTTACTCAGTTTCCAGAGTTTGAAAGGCAACTGCTTGGTGGTCAAGGCTACAAGCAAGACCTTAATAACGAGGTTGAGTTAATTCGCTATTATGACAAAGACCAATCAATCATCTACTTACCAACACGTCAAGACCTAATCCTTTCGAAGGTCAAAAACCCAATGGGCAAGATGATGGTTATTGTTGCACGTAAGCCATCTGTTGATGGTGAACTTCGTGGACAATTTGATGACGTCTTGGGTATTCAGTTACTACGCAATCGTTTTGCATTGCTTGCAATGGAAGCAGCAGAGAAATCTGTTCAGGCTCCTATCGTACTTCCACAGGATGTACAGGAACTACAACTTGGTGGAGACGCAGTTATCCGTACTGCAAACCCAGCAGGTGTACGCCGCGTAGAACTTACACTTCCCCAAGGTGCATTTACAGAGCAGTCATTACTTAACCAAGAACTTCGTGTTGGTACTCGTTACCCTGAATCACGTACAGGTAACATTGATGCCTCAATCGTGACTGGACAAGGTGTACAGGCTCTTATGGGTGCATTTGATACCCAGGTTAAGTCTGCTCAAGCAATCTTTGCATCTGCTCTACGCGATGTTATTAGTCTTTGTTTTGAGGTTGATGAACTTATTTATCCAGAAGAGAAAACAATTCGTGGCGTAGATTCAGGTTCTCCATATGAAATTACATACAAGCCAAGTAAAGACATCAAGGGTGACTATTCTGCTGATGTTCGTTACGGTATGCTTGCTGGTCTTAATCCAGCGCAAGGTCTTATCTTTATGCT